GGGTAAGCAACCAGTAATTTATGGAGATGGATCTCAAACAAGATGTTTTTCATTTATGGATGATGTAACAAATCCACTAATGGTTGCATGTGATTCAGAGTTAGCAAAAGGAAAAATAATTAATATAGGTCCAGATGAAGAATTTGTAACTATTAATGAATTGTTTAAGAGAATTGCAAAAATAATGAATTATGATGGTCAACCCATTTATATGCCAGGACGTCCTCAAGAGGTAAAGCATGCAGTTTGCTCCGCAGATTTAGCAAGAGATGTTCTTGGATATCAAACCAGCAAGTCACTAGATGATGGCTTGACAGAATTGATTGAATGGATTAAAATAAAAGGTGTAAGACCTTTTAATTATCACCTACCATTAGAATTTATAACAGACAAGACTCCTAAAACTTGGTCAGAAAGGTTGATGTAATGTTAAAGCCAGTATATCAAGATGCACAAGATTTTTCTTGTGTTGATCTTTATCAACATGCAATTAATGCTCCAGCGGGATCAAAAATTTGGGATGCATGTCATGAAATAGCTCAACTTCTTATAGAAAAAAATATATCTTATGGCAACTCTGCCCTAGAACCCATTAATATATTTTCACATCAAAACGACATTGATAGCTTAAAAAGTCGTATTGATGATAAATTAAGTAGGGTTAAGAATAACCAAGGATATGCGGGAGATAATGATATTGATGATTTAATTGGTTATTTAGTTTTACTTAAAATTGCCCTTGACAAAGACGGTCATAGAGAGGTATAATTAAAGATGGCTGTTTATGAATATGCATGTATTGAATGTGATACTTCTGTAGAGATTACAAGGTCTATTGGAGATCCAGAATCAGTCCCGCCATGTACAATTTGCGGTTATCATATGACCAGAGTTTGGAATGCGCCAGGAATTCAATTTAAAGGATCAGGTTTTTATAAAACAGACAATGGATAATGAATTAGAAGTCGCAGGTCAATTTGACCAAATGAATAAAGTTGTTGAAGAATTGCTTAAAGGTAATTCTCCAGCACAAATAGCTCGCTCTTTAAGTCTTACCCGTGTTCAAGTAGAAAATTTTATTGATGCTTGGAAAGGATTTGTTCACGATAACAAAGCAATTCGTGAACGTGCTAAAGAAGCTTTAGCGGGAGCAGATGAACATTACAATATGCTTATTAAAGAAGCTTGGATTACATTAAATCAAGCGGATGCTCAAGACTCTCCAAATGTTAAAGCACAGGTAATTAAACTGATTGCTGATATTGAAGCAAAACGTATTGATATGCTAAATAAAGCGGGAGTGCTAGAAGACACTTCAATGGCAGATCAAATCCTAGAATCAGAAAGAAAACAAGATATTCTTGTAGGAATCCTCAAAGATGTAACTTCTTCATGTGATCATTGTAAATGGGAAGTATCTAAAAGGTTGTCCCAAGTAACTGGTCAAGTTGAAGCAGTGATAATCAATGACTGATTTTAATGTATTTTTAGATGCACTTGAAGGTGATGAATTTTCAGAAAAGCCAGCATATCTTGAAGATTTTGTAACAAGTAAAGATTATTTAGGATTGCCTCCATTATCACAATATCAATATCAAATGATCAGAGCATCAACACAAATTTATAAACGTGAAACTTTACACAAAATTTATGGTGAAGAAGAAGGCGAAAAAATTTGGAAACAAACTTGTTCTGAAGTTATTTTACAACTAGGAAAGGGTTCTGGAAAAGACTATACATCTACAATTGCTTGTGCATATATGGTTCACTTACTTTTATGCTTGTCGGATCCCGCTAGATATTATGGCAAACCACCAGGTGATGCAATTGATATTATTAATATTGCTATTAATGCTATTCAAGCTAACCGAGTTTTTTTTAAAGGTTTTAATCAACGTATTGAAAAGTCCCCTTGGTTTCAAGGTAAATATATTGCTAAAGCAAATATGGTTGAATTTGACAAATCTGTTACAGTTCATTCAGGTCACTCAGAGCGTGAAGCATGGGAAGGCTATAACGTACTTGTAGTTATTCTTGATGAAATTTCAGGTTTTGAACTTGAATCAACATCGGGGCATGATCAAGCAAAAACTGCATCAGCAATTTACAAAATGTATCGTGCATCTGTAAATTCTCGTTTTCCAGATTTTGGTAAAGTAATTTTACTTTCATTTCCACGTTTTAAAAATGATTACATACAACAAAGATATAATGAAGCGGTAGCTGAAAAAGAAGTAGTTATTAGACATCATAAATTTAAAGTAGATCCAGAATTACCTGATGGAACAGAAGGAAATGAATTTGAAATGGAATGGGAAGAAGATCATATTATTTCATACAAGGTTCCAAGAATGTATGCATTAAAAAGACCTACATGGGAAATTAATCCTACAAGAACTATTGATGATTTTACTATTGATTTTTATACAGATCCAACAGATGCTCTTTCACGTTTTGCTTGCATGCCACCAGATGCAACAGACGCTTTCTTTAAAAATCGTGCAGTTATTGAAAAAGCTTTTAGCAATCCTAAACTAAATGTAGATTCATATGGAAGAATTGATGATGATTTTAAACCAAAAGATGAAATAAAATATTTTATGCACGTAGATTTAGCACAAAAACATGACCATTGTGCAGTAGCTTTAGCACATGTTGATGGCTGGGTTACAATGAAAATCGGGGAACAATACAAAGAAGCAGCCCCTAGAATTATAATAGATGCAGTAAGATATTGGACACCAACAGCATCAAAATCTGTAGATTTTACAGAAGTTAAAGATTACATTACAAGCATTAGAGATCGTGGATTTAATTTAAAACTAGTTACATTTGACCGTTGGAACTCACACGACATGATGCAACAACTCAATGTTCATGGAATTAAAACAGAAGTTTTGTCTGTTGCTAAAAAGCATTATGAAGATATGTCGCTTGTTTTAACTGAAGAAAGATTGCATGGTCCAAAAATTCAACTTTTGGTTGATGAGTTGCTACAGTTACGTATTCTTAAAGATAAGGTAGACCACCCTAGAAAAGGCTCTAAAGACCTATCTGACGCAGTTTGTGGAGCAATATATAACGCTATATCTTTAACGCCTCCAGATTCAGACAAAGAAGTAGAGATTTATACTTATTCTGGGGTATTTTCGGGGGAACTAGCAAAATTAAAAGAAGAATCAGATGCAAGAATGAAAAACACTATTCGTATGCCAGAAAGAAAAACAATGCCACAAGATATTAGAGATTTTTTTGATGATGATGATAGTGAATACAAAGATATAGTTGACAACTTTAGAATACTATAGTAGACTGACGCATACAACAACAAACAAAGGATAAAAATGTTAGCAAATGGAACAATTCCAACTATTGAAGACGAAGAAGATATTTATATTAGTTTAACAGCACTTTGTGAATATTTTGCACAATCTTCTGTAAATATGAAACAAGAAATTAAACATAGCAATCCAGCAGATCAAAGATATGCAAGGGGTTTATATGACATGATGCATACAATTGCAGAAGAAACTGTAGAATTGGGCAAATATGAAGCACAACGTAGAATGATTAATAGCCCTGAAGATCTTTTAAAGATGATTGACAAAAACCCATTTGGTAAAGTAGAATAACCAATGATGGGGTGTAGCTCAGCTGGCAGAGCGTCCGACTGTTAATCGGAATGTCGTAGGTCCGAGTCCTACCACCCCAGCAAATTATTAACCAACCAATAGAAAGAGTATAATATGAATATGATGGCTGAGAAATTAGAAGAAAAAGAAATTCAAAAAGAATATGTTCTTAAAGTTGCAGATCGTTGTGACTCTTGCAATTCTCAAGCCTACGTTTTAGTAAAAGGTGTATCTGGTGACCTTATGTTTTGTGGACATCACTATGCAAAACATGAAGTAGCATTAATTAAATTTTCATATGAAATTATTGATGAACGAGAAAAATTAATACAAAATAAAGCTATAGGCTCTGCTAACTAATTTTAAGAGGCAGTAGCTTAGTTGGTCAAAGCCCCGAACTCATAATTCGGTAATCGTCAGTTCAAGTCTGACCTGCCTCACCAGTTCCCGTTCGTCCAACTGGCAGGACATCGCCCTTTGGAGGCGAGAATCGTGGTCCGAATCCATGACGGGAAGCAAGGCTATATACGGCACACCTTAGTGATGGATATAGTTACGTATACCAGGTAACCCGTGAGATGAGTTCTGCGGGAGACTCTTAAGGGCAGCCATTAGTGCTGGAATCCGTATATAGCCCCTATCAATGTATAATTAGTTTATAATGACTGCTGCACATGATCAAAATATGACATTTTCAATTCTGGCACATATACCAGAACATGATCCACGAGAAAAAGATCCAAATTATAAATATTTTATAGCAGCAAAAAAGAAAATAAAAGCAGCGGGACTTTGGAAATGTGCAATAAATGATGATTTATGTGGTGGACAAATGGAATTACATCATACACACGTAGAATTCTCACAAATTCCAAATGCTGACAAAAATAAGATAGAAGAATATTTTGGTTTACATTTTACGGATGATCAAGAATTTCAAATTTGGTTAGAAAGTCCAGGAAATCTTGAAGTATTATGTACAAATCATCATAGAACACATTATGGAATTCATACATTGCCACATGCTCTTTGGGAATCCCTCCGATTTAGAAAAAATGGAACACTTCCAGCAGCAGAAGTTATACCTAATAAAATTAAATCTCGCAAAATAAGTGATATAATTAAAACAGACAAGGGAGCATGATGCCATATAATATTAAGCAAGTTGGAGATAAATTTGCGGTTATTGCCACAAATACTGGCAAAGTTGTAGGTACTCATCCTTCTAAAAAGGAAGCACAAGAACAACTTGCTGCTTTATATGCTAATGTTGAAGATGTTAAAAAAGATTCATCGGTTAATTCTGGACGCATTAGTGGAGGGGTTGGTTGGAAAATTGAATTTAATACCCCAGATTGTCAACACGGTTGGTCAGTAATTAAAGTAGGTACTGGTCAATCTATTGGATGTTTTTTTAAAGAAGAAGACGCAAAAGATGCATTGGAGGCATTAGCAGTGACAGAACCTATTATAAAAGCAGAAGGCGGATATAAACCAACTTCAGGAATGAAATCAGCAGCAGCAAGGGCTATTAAGTGGAAAGAAGACGGCAAAGCAAACGGTGCTGGAACTTCTGTTGGTTGGGGAAGAGCACATCAGATTGTAAATGGTGAAACTTTATCTCTTGATACTGTAAAACGTATGTATTCATTTTTTTCACGGCATGAAGTTGATAAGCAAGGCAAAGATTGGGACAAGCCATCACACGGAAAAATTATGTGGAATGCTTGGGGCGGGGACGCAGGATATTCTTGGTCTCGTGCTATTGTTGAAAGAGAAAAGAAAATAGAAAAAGAAATTTGGTCTGGAGCATTCTCACCAACATTTGATTTTAAGATTGAAAAGAAAAAAGATAAATATGAAAGCGTTATATCTGATAAAAAAGGCGAACCATCAGATAAAGAATTGTATGCAAGAATAATTGCTGAAGCTAAAAAGAAATTTGATGTATATCCATCTGCTTATGCAAATGGTTGGGTAGTTCAAGAATACAAACGCCGTGGCGGAAAATATGCGGTTAAAAAAGATGAGGCACGTAAATGCATGACTTGTGGGTGCGACGACCTTGGAAATGATCACCACTATATTTCTGATACAGAAAAATGTATGTATTGCATGAGTAAGGGTCAAGGTCCTTGTTGGGATGGCTACGAATATGCTGGAACAAAACAAAAAGGTAAAAAAACTGTTCCTAATTGTGTACCAATTAAAAAAGCAGTTAATCCCACACCTACAAAAGATTCAACTTCTATCTGGGATGGCGTATTTGTGCCCGTTGGTGATGCAACGTCTGGAACAAATTATGGTTCACTTTATGGTGATACTGGATGGATGTCCACATATAATTCTCCTCCTCAAAACGATGGTAAACCAAGCGTAGGTTATGGCAACCACAGCGATTCAAATGGTCGCAGTAATCAATAAAATCTGATATAATATATTTACAACCCCCGCCACTAGTGGGCGGGGTGTTTCAATAAAGATTGCCTTCGGGGATCTTAAAAATCTAACTAACTTGCTGAAAAGGAGCTAAGTAAAATGACACATCTAGTATATAAAGACCCATTTACACAAATTCAATCTATTTTTAATGACCCGTTTTTTCTAGGGTTTAATGATCAATTTGTAAGATGGGAATCAAATAAGAAAACAACATCTTCATTCCCCCCATATAATGTAAAAAAAGTTGACGAAGACAATTATATTGTTGAGTTGGCTGTTGCAGGATATGAACGTGAAGATCTTGATATTACTGTAGATAAAGATACATTAATTATCAAAAGTGATAGAGAAAATGATGAAAGTTCAGATTTTCTACACAAAGGAATTGCGGGACGCAATTTTACACAAACATTCACTCTAGGTGAATACATGCTTGTTAAATCTGCTTCACTTGAAAATGGTTTGCTAACTATTAAAATTGAACGAGAGATACCAGAAGAGCATAGGCCTAGACAAATCAAGATCAAGTAAGGTATAATAAAAACCCCGCCTACTATAGGCGGGGTTTCTAACAAAGGATAAATAATGGGCAAAAATTTTGAAAAAATTAAAAAAGCTTTAGAAATTCGCCAAGTAAATATGCCAAAAGGGGCGGGATTTAAAAAGCCTGGATCTATGAATAAAAAGAAGACTGGATACGCCAAAGTAAATAAATAATGTATAATAAGATATATGAATAAGTTTAAAGCCCATATATCTTTTTATATTCAAAAATATCCAGCTAGGATATCTGGTTATATTTCTGCTATTGTATTAAATATGGCTATTTATTTTAAAGAGGTTCCTTCAGGTCTTTTAATTCCTACTGCTATGTTACTAATACTGCTCGGCGAAGGAAGTCAAAGAATGGAAGACAAAAAAACTGTTGAAGCATTATATGCTGAAAACAATCCTAATAAATCAGATGAGCAAATATTGCTTGAAATGATGAAAAAAGTTCATAATAAACAACATATTGATAAGGAGTACGGTAGTGGTTACGTCCCAGGAGCTAGTTAACGCATTAAAAGAACTACAATCAATGGCTATGAAAATTTATGCCCAATCACATGGGTACCATTGGAATATTGAGGGGCGGGACTTTAAACAAGACCATGCTTTCCTACTAGAAATTTATGAAGATGTATTTGATTCAATTGATGCATATGCTGAAAACATTAGAAAACTTGGTGTAAAATCACCATTTGGCCTTGAACAATTACAACAAAATAGTGCATTAAGAGTAAATGACTCGTTAGATTTAAAGGCAGAGCAAATGTTTGTTGAATTAAGCAAAACAAATTTGCAAATTATTGATAAGTTAAAAGATGCTTTTGATGTTGCTACAGAAGCTAGAGAGCAAGGCATAGCTAATTTCTTGGCTGACCGTCAAGACAAGCATTCATTTTGGCAGTGGCAATTGACAGCAACCCTTAAGCCAACTATAATGTAAATAGTAGTCAGATTTAGTCTATATTTAAGGGTCACTCAAGTGGCCCTTCTTATTTGTAGACAAAGGCGTTTAATTTAATTGAGTGTATAATAAGAGATGAGGAAGTGACATTTTGGAATACGATCCTTCAGATGAGCATCACAGAGAATTAATGGAGTACCTTCTTGCAGAAGGAGCCGCAATGCTTGATGGTGTTGATGAAGATGGTGAACCAGTGTACATGTTTGACATGGATATTTTGGAAGAAGTTATGCCAGAATTACATGCTGTAATGCAAGAAGATATGGACCAAGTTTTGGTTGATCTATATCAAAAGGGTTTAATTGATGTATCTTATGATGAAGATTTAAATGCAATTATGGCTATCTCTGAAGAAGGTAAAAAATCTTTAATAGAAGCTGGATTTAGTTTAGATGATGAAAAAGATACAGAACAATAAAATAAGGTGGTGATTTAAATATGGATAATAACCAACAAGGTAAAGAGGGTGGAGTACAGCAACCTGCTGCATCTACTACTGTTACAGAGCAAGCTGGACCAGAGGCTGGTCTTAACACAGAAGCTAAAGTTGATCTTGGCGTAAACAACGCTGGAACACTTAATGTCGCAAGCCCTTTCACGGGGCGTGATGTTTCAATGACCACTCCACAATATGCTGGAGGAAATATCGCGACAACAGAGGCGGGGTCAAAGTAAATGAATACAAAAGAGTTTTATGATGAAATGGTTAATCTAATTAAAGCAATTGGAACATCTTCTTCAGCAAACCAAGAGCGGGATGAAAGAACCGTAGAAAATTACGTCCGACAAACTGGTAATGTTAATACACCACCAGTTAATGTTGGCGATTACACGATTGGAGGTAACAACATGTCAAACAACACAACAGAACCAGATCCAAAGGGCGACGTTGCAGTGCAAAAGGATCTTCCTATTGCAAATCAACCAGCAGTAACAGATCTAGTAAATCAAGAGACACGTCCTGTGGGCGGTGTTTCAGTTTCAGATGCTCCTAACGTAGATGCAAATGCAGACGTCTCAACAGGCGGAGCAGGAGTTTACAAGGCAGGCATGACTTGCCCAGATTGCCATCAAGCAATTGAGCACAAGTGTGCAGCTGATTCAGCAAAAGACGATGAGTCAAAAGTTGAAAAAGCAGCAGCAGAAGACGAAGTTACAGAATCACCAGAAGATGATGAGACTGTAGAAAAGTCAGTAGATGCACCAGCAGAAACAATTCAAAAATCTGTAGGTTCACCAATTTGGAAGGGTGCATTCGCACCACTTAAGTAAATTATATATACGTATATATGTATACAAGGACGGTTTCCCCCGTCCTTGTGTATTTAGAAAGGAAATTATGAAAGTATTAATTTTTGGAAGCAAAGACTGGACAGATTATAATGATTTAATTAGACAAGTTACATTGTTAATTGAAGATAATAAGCACATATATCCAGATGACAAAGAATATTTATTTGTTCATAAAGGCTTAAAAGGTGCTGAAAACATGATTACCGAGTATATTGGAAAAACAGAAAAATTTTTGCGTCAAAAAGGTTATAAGATTAAAGAAGAATTAATTAGAGATAAATCATCATTTTCAGATGTAACAATGATTGAATCAGAGCCCAGCATTGCTTTAATTTTTGGAGATTGTCCAAGAAATAGACAATGCATGAAAGTTCTTGATGCAATGGAAATACCATATAGATATTTTACAGAATAAGCTTGACATACTATATATAAAACTGATACAATATATAAACACGGTCCCTACTAATAAAGGAAAAGCATGACAAAAATAGCACCACTTGGTGGTCTAATTCTAGTAAAAAAGAATGAAGTAAAAGATACTCAAACTCAATCGGGTTTAATTCTTACTGCAGCATCATTAGATTCTGAATTACAACGTGGAACAATTGTAAAAGTTGGTCCAGGGGAGCGGGATCAAGAAGGAAAAGTACATCCAATACCTTTAAATGAAGGTGACATTGTTATCTATTCTTATAATCATGGAACAGAAGTTACAGATGAGTCTGGCGACAAATATGAATTTATTAATTGGAGAAATTTGTTTGGAGTAGAAAATGCCTAAAATAACATTAGATTATGATAAAGCTCACAATTTTGTTGAAAAAAATAAAGCACTTGGATTTTTTTGGGATGGCTGGACTATTGTAAAATGGTCTCCAAGCAATAACGGATACATGGATCCAAAAGGTATGTTTAAAAATAATAAGTGGGGATATTCAAATCGTCATGAATTAATTCCCAATGGCACTTGGGAAATTAGCGACAAATATGCCAACCTTATTTGAAAAGTTAGGTCTTGATGAACAAGATTTAAAATGGTATCATCTTGCTGCATGTAAAAACATGTCAATTAATTGGTTTTATGATGATTATGAAATTGATAAAGAATTAGCAAAGCAAGTTGATCAAATTTGTATGCACTGCCCAGTTATTAAACAATGTCATGCAGAAGGCATTGAAAATAAAGAAAAAGGCGTAAGAGGCGGGGTTTACATGGATTTAGGAAGACCAGACAAACAACATAATTCACATAAAGATCCAGAAATATGGAAACAGTTAAAAAAGCTTCATGGCAAAAATTAAATATACAATAGATATGGCTAAAAAAATACGGGAAATAAAAGTTCCTGTAAAAGGCCTTAAGATGGATGTTAGGGCAAGACCTAATTATCTAGCTTTAACTGTATATGAGGATAATGTTATGGAGTATAACGAATCACAAAGAATGCAATTAATGAAATACTTATTGTTAGTACGCCAATTAATTATATCTTATGGTTCTCCATGCGAAATAGAAGGGATAAAATCTAGCAATGTCTGATGAAGAAATTGTTGAATATGTTTATATACCAGATGAAGGGGTATATGGAACTATTGTGAGATATGGTGCTTGGTCGTCTTTAATAGAATATTTTGAGGGCGGGATTGGTTATACAATTGAAGTCCCAAATGATGAATATATTGTTGTAAACGAAATAGGCGTGGGTTACTATTTGGAAGAAGAAGAGGGTATAAGTTACCCAGAAGAGGAAGATTTATAATGCTGTGTTTTTCATGTTCTAAGCAAAAAAACGAGCTTCACCCCTGCCAATCCAGTATACTAGAGGGAGTCAACCTATTTATGTGTCAAGAATGCATAGATGGTAAGTATGAACCTAGGTGGGTTGTTATTTTAGGTGGACGCCAAAAAGGCTCTGATGCTGTAAGAGATTACATTATTAAGCGTCGTTATTATGGAAGACCTATTTCTGCGGAGGAAATAATTGCTTAAAATTACAAACGATGTATCTGAGTTTCAAGCAGAGAATGAATGTGTAGTTTATTTTACTGCTACTTGGTGTAATCCATGTAAACAGTTAAAACCACATTATGGTCGGGTTTCAGTGATAGATCCAGAAATTAATTACTATCTAGTAGACGTTGACAGTATTGATCAAAATGTGCTAAAATCATATGATGTTCTAAGTATTCCACAGATTTTTGTTATGGAAAAAGGCAAAATTACAAATACTATTTTATCCAGAAAAACTGAAGATATATTAGAGGAGTTGGGCAAATGACAACAATTGTTGCCATATGTAAAAATGGTAATGTAACCATGGGTGCTGATGCTCAAGTATCTGATGGCTCACGACCTAACCGTCACCCTAAAATGGAAAAGATTTCTAAAGTTAATGGTTGGTTAATTGCTGGAAGCGGGGATTCTACTCCATGTGACATATTACAGAATATGTTTACTCCACCAGTTCCTACTACAAAAGAAAGAGAAAATCTTTATAAATTTATGATTATTAAGTTTGTTCCAGCTATGCGTGAATGCTTAGACGAAAATGGTTGGAAAAAAGAAAATGAAGATAAAGATGCTGGATTTAGCATGTTGTTTGCATTTGATGGAGAAGTTTTTGATATTGGTGATGATTTTAGTGTTTTGCTGAATAGCGACGGCATATACGGAGTTGGTAATGGTTCACAATTCGCTATTGGTGCGTTGTATGCTGGAGCAAGTGTAGAAAAATCTTTAGAAATTGCTGCTAACAATGATATTTATACGTCTGGACCATTTCAGATTGTAAAACAACAAAAACAAACAGTTACTCGCAAGTAACCTTAAAGTATCCTGAGACGCTTGACTAATAGCGTACATGTAGGATACAATAGAGTATTCGTGTCAAAATGTCACGATAATCCTGATCGGGGATAAAAAAAATAACGTATACGAAAGGTAAGAATGAAAAAGAAAATATCACTCATAGTTGTGTCAGCACTTGGTCTTGGGCTACTTAGCCTAGCACCTGCTAATGCAACATCAAACAGTGTTGTTGGTTCTGCAGGACCTGCTGCTGTTGCTGGTGTTCTTAACATTGGTACTGCTGCCAATACAACAGGATCTGCTGTTCTAGGTTCAACAACTGGAAGTTCAGTAGGGCTTGTTAATGTCAGCGATATCTCTGGCGGTTTAACTGCTGGAACAACACAAACAGCTACACTACTAAATACAGGTACATTGGTTGTATATACAACTGAAACCTCAACAGGAACAAATCAATATGCTGCAATTTCAGTAACTGGTGGAATTATTACTAATGCAGTCAACAATGATTCACTAAACGTGTCAGCAACTGTTGCCGCTGCAAATGGTGCGGTATCAAAGAGTGGAGCAACTGCAATTGCAATTACTCCCCTTGCTAATGCAACATCAATTACAGTTCAACTTTATAACGGAAGTTCAAGCACTTGGTCATCAGCATCTGCTGCATCACTTGCTCCAACATCTGGCACATTGACTGGACAAATTACAGTTAAGGTTGCTACAACCTCACAGGCTGGCGTTGTATCACTTGCTAATAGTGGTGCATATTATGCATTGAATTCAACAGATTATAATCGCACATCGGATGCAACAGCATCTATTACTGCGGGATCATCTGTTGCTTATAACGTAACAGATTATCTAAGCGTTCAAGTTAAAGATGCATATGCAACTTCAATTTCATCAACAACTGGATTGCTACAAGCAACTGCTACAAACGGCGCTCTAGTTGGGCTTGGATATCAATCAGCTCCAACACCAATTTATTCATCAGCATATTTAACGGGTGGTTCACCAGATGGCGCTGTTGTATCTGTATCAAATCCTACAAAGGGTTCATTACTTACAACGGTTACAATTACTTATAATGGAATTGTTATTTCAACAAAGTCAATAAATTTTACTGGCGAAGTAGCATCTATCCAAGTTACACCTACTATAATCGGTAAGACAAGCACAGCAAATACTGCAACTGCAACAATTGTTTTTGCAGACTCTGCTGGTAATGTAATTTATCCTAACAGCACTTCATGGCCTACAAATGGTCTTATTGCTAATTCTGCTAATCCAACAGGAATTGTAAGTGGTTTGTCACTTACAACAACTCCTGCAAATGGAACAGTAGGAACAATTGGATGGGCTTGCGGTTCAATTGCAGGAACTTCTAATGTCAATCTTACATATGTAAATTTAGATGCAACAGTTATTAAGTCTAATATTTTTGCAGCATCATGTGCTGGAAATGCATATACTTATTCTGCCGCATTTGATAAAAACACATATGCTCCAGGACAAATTGCAACATTGTTTGTAACATTCAAGGATTCACTTGGAAACGTTGCTAATGATTCTGCAAATACAATTGCCCAAACTGGTTTTGTACCAGTCGTATCGGGTGCTGGATTGACAGCCGTTGCTGCTCCAACATCTACAGATGTATCTGCATTCGGTGTTAAGAAGTACACATTTATTGTTGGTAACAACGCTGGAACATTTACTTCAAGCATTGATTTTCCTTATGTTGATAGCGTAAATAGTCTACAAAAGGCTACTACTGCAACTTTGGTTATTGCTACATCTGATACTTCATTGAATGATGTACTTAAAGGTATTGTTACACTCATTGGAGCAGTTAATAATCAATTTACAGCATTACAAAAATCTGTAACTTCTAAAGCTTCTGTAAAAAAGAAGATTGCAAAAAAGAAAAAGAAGTAATTCTTTAAAAATAAGAAAAGGGTGGACATGTTCCACCCTTTTTGATATAATGGAGGTATTATGAGTAATGAATTATGGTCTTGGGGATTATCAATCATTGGAGTGGTTGGACTATTAATGGTTGGGCATAAAAACTGGCGGGGCTACTTAGTAGGCATCTGTACAGAATGTGCTTGGGTTGCATATAGTATACAAACAAAACAATGGGGCTTTATTTTTGGATCAACAATTTATATTTCAGCATACCTATTTAATATTAATAAATGGTTGGATGAAGTAAGAAAAAATAAAATTAAAAATATGTTTACGATTAATCCACTACACAACTACAGAAAGAATAAATAATGGCACAAATACCACTATCAGTAAATCAGCTTGAAACAATCGTAGAAACAGTTTCAAGAGACCTTTTAGAGCAATGGGCACTAAACGATAGGTTTAGTGAGGATGATCTTGACAAGGCAAAACAGGATGCAGTAGATGACACTATATTTGTAATTAATCAATTTATGGAACACTTCAATACATACATGATGTTTGAAGCAGAAAAGAAAAAGCTTAATTAATTAATTATAATGGTATAATTGTAATGCCATGAAAAAGATTTTGCTTAAATTTAAACACTTCTTCCTTCATTTTAAGAATAAAATTGAAGAAATTTCAGATTGGACTGCAGAAGTATCTGCAAATCCTCTGTTTTTAATAATTCATATAGTTTGGTGGGGATGCTGGATAGGCTTTAAAGTAGAAGCTTTTCCATATGGGTTATTGACCCTTGTAGTGTCATTAGAAGCCATTATATTATCCTCTCTATTACTTTCATCAGGAAACAGAGAAGGCGATTTAGAAAAGAAAATAGCACGTAAAGATTTATCAATATCTAAAGAAACAAATTGGATGGTAGAAGAGATCCATGAAATAATTCGGGATCTTCAAGAAGACGTTAGAGTACTCAGAGAAGAAGACGAGGAGGAGCTTTGATGGAATGCTGGTTAATGTATTTTAGTATGCTTGTCATTATGACCTTATCTTTTCAATGCCACAATAAACGCAAACACAAAAACTAATATTGACAGATTTGCCTAGTATCTGATAGGATTGCATTATGCAAACATTTCTTCCATCAAGCAATTTTATATTTGCTGCTCAAGCATTAGACAATAAACGATTAAATAAACAAATATTAGAATCTTATCAGATTCTAAACGTGTTATCTGGTAATTCTACAGGATGGCGTAATCACCCTGCTGTTCGTATGTGGGCGGGATCTGAAGGTGTATTATACAAGTACACTCAAGCAATGATATCAGAAGCTAAATTGCGTGGCATTAAAACAATCAATAATGAAATGAATTTATCTAGATTAAATGACAGGCATGGAAAACTTGGCTGGGGTCAAAATAATCCATTATGGCTAGATAATAAAGAAACCATGAGCCGTATTATAGCAACACATAGAGCAAATTTATACCGTAAAGATTCAGAATATTATGTTGAATATGCTAAGTATGTTGAAAATAAATATAATAAATCTTGTTGTGATACATGCCAGTATTACTGGCCTACTCACGCATTAAGGAAATAAATGGACGAAATAGAAAGTTATTGGCGTAATAAAATAGCTAATGAAATACTTGACATGCAAAAACCCGATGGAGTATACTTAACATCTGTATTCGCATTACTTTGGATTAAAAAATGTGCAGATAAAGCAAGGGGAACAGATTGAAATATAAAAGCAATAACCCAAAAATTAAATTTATGACATATGATTTTTTTGGTGAAGAATGGTCTGGAAATTGCGGGGCATGTTATAAAAACTTTTATGCTCCTACAAAATATGAATATCAATTACAAGTAATGTATCATGGAAAATCATCTGAATGTATAGGTGGTTGGTAATTAAAAACAACATAACAATTAATTTTAAATTAATTAATGATAAATGGACATTTGAAATATGCAACGGTAGTCACAGATATGTGGCGGGTGCTAAAAATTTAAAAGATGCTGAAACAAAAGCTTTTGAAAGAGTAAAATCAATACCTAATTTAGGAATGATACACACCACATACAATCCAGGCAAATATGTATCTTCATCTAATGGTAAGATGCCTGCAAATTTTCAAGAACCCTTGACAGATCAAGATGTTATCTGATAGAATATGATTATGATAGTAGCAATTATATTACTTGGAGCAATGGTATTCGGTATCATTTGTGGTGCAATTGTTGCCGTATGGGGGCTTATTTCAGTCAAATTTTGGGAAAGCTTTACGCTGGATGAAGATTGGTATGCCAATGATGAAGATTATGATGATGATATTTGGGATGAAGCGTGGGCAAGAAGTGCTATATTTAAAGAAGAAAATCGCAAAGGCTTTTATTTTACTTACCTACTAAATACAAACAATAAATGGTATAAAATATGGAACTTTCAATGGAAACAAAGAGTTAAGATTGAAATATTAAAATGGCGTACTCGTAGAAAATTGTGGGAAAAATGAGCGAAAAAGAAGAAGACAATGTAATTAATTTTAGTAAATCGCAAATGAGACGTATTGCAAAACAAACGGGGCGGGATATTGAAGATATTACTGATGAAGACTTTAAAGTATTCATGGAAGCCCTATTTGGACCATATAAGGGGTCAGGATATAACCCCGAATGACATTATTTGCCATAACTTTTTCAATTCTTATAATGTTGGTAGCAAGATACCTTGTATTGAGAATTGAACACAAAGAACTAATGTATAGATATAGTAATATTGTACGTATGCAGAGACAGAAAACAATGAGCGAAAATGAGGAAGAGCAATATGAATAATAAAATAGATCCGAATAAGATCAAAATGGTTAAAATGCCTGATACGCCATTCATGGCGGAATTAAACCGTAAGATGCATAATGCAAAAACACAAAAAGACCGAGATGTTATTCTGAAACAGATGGAAGAATATATGAAGAAAATGGGTCTAGCTCCCAGTGCGTAAGTCTGCAACAGAAAATTCAAAACGTGGCTTAAAAAGACATATTAAAAATGTCAGCCGAAAGAAACGTACCAAACAACTGAGAGATTTCAACAACCTTGTGGGATACTACAAGTGGGTTGATATGATGAAAAAACAACAACAAGAGCAGTTACCAGAACTGCTGAAGAGAGATGAGGAAATAAACAATGGCTAATCCAACAGTAACAATGACAGGAAAGCTGGCAGCAGACCCTGAATTCAAAAGTCTTCCTACGGGAAGCCTTTTAAAGTTTAGAGTCATTACAAATGATCGTACCCAAAATGCAAGTGGTGAATGGGTAGATAAAGATACATCAGGCTGGAATATAGAGGCTTGGTCAAACGTGGCAGATAATGCCAAAGACGTGCTCAAGAAGGGCATGGGAGTCACAATTATTGGTGTGCAACGTCAACGCTCATATGAAACAACAACGGGCGAGAAGCGGTCTGTAACCGAAATTAAGGCTAATACAATTTCAGTGGATGTTTATTCAGCGTCCAAGATTAAGCCAAACAATACCGTGAGAGATGTCTCACAAGATGAAGATATTTGGGCAGTAACAACTCCTAAGCAGATGGTAGAAACTCCTTTCTAATGTCTGTATGTTATTTTTGTAATGGCGAGGGCATGATGCAGTCAGGTGAGGAGTGCCCTTGCTTCACAAATTCTTGTCCTTGTCAATATTGCAAAAAAGCGGGGAACCAATGAATACACTCCTAGTAACCCTTATGGGTATACAAACATTATCAATGTTAGCAATAGTATATTATTATGCTGAAAAGATAGATAAACTAAACATAGATCTAGATGTTCTAGATGTAGAATATGATGCAACATATA